AGGAAGCCGCATAACGGCTACCATTTAAAGCGTCCAAGTTTCGGGGCGCAGTTCAGAACGACACCGGGGTCGCGAGCATGAACTTCTTGGCACTCACAGGGCTCTCGCTTTCTTGCCCGGCCTGCGCCGGGTCGTCTTAGCCGCCAGAACAGCCGCAGACACGGCCTCTAGCGGGGTTTCGTCTCCATCGGGGATACTGGCTTCCCATCCCCACGCGCCGTCGCGGGTGCGAGTCTTCCTATCGCACACGGCCACCGCCGAGTTGAGAGCGTCCTGTGGATCGCCGATCGGGTGCGTGATGCGCCCGTCGCGCAGACCCTCGAAAAACAGCGAGCACGATTCGAGGTACTCGCGGGTTGTCATGATGTGTACGATCCTCGTGGGCACGCCACGAACCTGCAGAGCGTCCGCGAGCGCCGCCGCGCCGGAGCCTCCGACGATGTTGATCTGCGCTGTACGGTCGCGTCGTGCGGCAAGCCAGTCGGCGACTGCCTTCACGCCGTCGTCCGTTGACCCGGTGAACGTGTCGATGACGTTCACGTGGAAGCCGCTCTCCTTGTCCGAGGTCCACTTGATCGCGCCCGCGAGGGCCTGCCGCTTTCCGTCCGCGCTGAACGCGACGGCGAATGACCGGATGCCATTAACAGGCGCGACTGCCGCTGATGCATCCCATGTGGTCGGGTCGATCGCCCGCGACGCTCCCGCGTTTGCCGGCCACATCCCGAGGCGCTCGCGCGCGAAGCCTTCATCCGAGAGCGTCTTACGCTCCAGCTCGATGAACGCGCGCTTCATGCGACCTGCCAGCAGCGCGGGGTTTGTGGCTTCCCAGGTCTTGACGTCGTCCATGCGCAGTGGCTTATCCGGGTCCGCGCTCCATTCGTGCCAGCACATCGCGCCGGGATGATCGGACAGCGCCTGGTCTCGGATGCGCTCGAACACCTGGCCGTTGGCGTTCGGTCCTGGAGGCGTTCCTGTGTACAGCACTTGGGAGTTGCCGAGGTGACCGGCTGAGCCGGTCGACGTGATCGCTTCGAGAGCATCCTCTGTCAGCTCCTGCGCCTCATCGAGGACGATCAGGTCAGCGGTGAAGCCGCGGCCCGAGGACTTCGAGCGCGCGATGACACGCAGGGAGCCGCCGTGCCAGCCGCGCGACGGATCGTTCTTGAGGATGATCGCTTCCTGGCCGTTGACGTTTCGGACCTGCTCGACCATCGCGTTCAGCTCAGGGTATCGAGCGGCCTCGTCATCGGCCTTCTTCCCGAAAAACTCCTTGAACCTGCGGTAGTGCGCCTGTGCCGACTTGACCTCGTGCGCCGAATGAATCACCGTCTCGCCAAGCAGGACCATGCCGAAGAGCTCGCGCATTTCGAGCAACGCATTCTTGCCGTTCTGGCGAGGTACGGACAGGCCAGCGACGGGGTGCTTCCATTCGTCTTTGGCGGAGGCTGCGAGCCAGTCGTCGAGGACGAGCTGCTGCCACGCATCAGGCATCAGCCCGAACGACGCTGCGAACTCGCCCGCGAGCTCGCCGAAGCTTTTTGCGCGGCGCTCAACGGCGGCCCGCAGCCGGGGAGCCTGCTCGATGCTTCGCCAATCGCTGCTGGAAGTCGACAACCTGGCCCCCCTCTCCCTTCACCGACTCGGGAACCGCAGCCCCCGAGGTACCTGAAATCTCGGAAATCAGCGCCCGCGCCTCACGAATCAGGGGCGCGCGCTTGTCGAACTCGGCGTACTCGAGGGACGCCAGGGTCAGGTCAAGCAGCTTCTTGCGAGCCTCAAGCTCATCGAACGCATCCGCCTTCTTCGCGTCCGCCTTCTTCTTCGCCACCCCTAGCCACCCCCTAAAACGCCAAATATCACCGAAAAACGCCTACCGCGAGCGCCACATCCCCCTCACACTCCCCCAATGGCCGCGTGTCAAACGAACACGGTCGGTCAGCATTTTTCCAGCCCGGCCCGCCTGAAAGCGGGGGGGTATGGCGCTATACCGCTGTGGGAGCGCAAGCGGGGGGAGGTGGGGGGCGGTGCCCCTATCTCCGTTGAAATTACACCGCAAACAGGGTGCTGTTACCAATCAACGTCAACTGAGGACGGCCGAGCCTGCCGTTTTGGTGCGTTCACGCGGTCGCCGCGCGACTGATTGCAGCGGCGGCACAGCACTCGACCGTTCTCGAGGACGTTTTTACCGCCCCAACGATGAGGAAGGATGTGATCAGGCTCGGCCGACGCCGGCGTCCGAGTGTTCACATAATCGAGGACCACGTTGCAAACCGGGCAATGCGTGATGCCAGCTGCGCGGCCGGCCGCGAGGACTCGCGTGCGCCAGTGCTTGTACTGGCTCGTACCTGTCCGGGATGACACCAATGTCGCCACCCCCTCGCCAAACTCGAATGGCCCCCCACTTACGCGGAAGGCCACACTAGAAATATACACCGTTGCACGCGCGATGCAAGACCTGCCCCCTGGGTGTTTCACGACACCCCCGGGGGTGGTTTCAGACCTCCCCCGGGTACAGAACACCCCCCGGGGGTGTTGCAAGCACCCCCGGGGGTGATTTCGAGGCCCCCTCCGGGTACAGGACACCCCCGGGTGCGCTTGAGGCACTGCCCGGGGGCACTTCCTGTCAGGACGCGAGGTTGACGATGTCGGCGACCCTGTACTTGCGGTACCCGACCTCCGGCGAGACCGGCCGCAGCTTCCGCCGCTGGCACCACGACCGCACCGTCGCATCCCTGATCGGCTTACCGACGATTAGCTCCGCAACCCTGGTCGCGCGCGGGCGCGGCAGCTCAAGGCGCTTCGCCTCGGCCATCATCAACACGACGGCCGTCCGACAGTCGACCTGCTGCCAGCACTCGCGACACTTCACCTCATCTGCGCCTTCTCGCGCGAGAAGGTCAGCGCTGCAGCGTGGGCACTTGCCGACGAACATGAGGCGCGCGTGCGCCGGAGCCGCGAGGCGCTCAAGCCGCTTGATCGAGTACAAGACTTCGTCAGCGCACTGCTGCGCCAGAGGCCAACGTCGCACGCGATCCTCGTGCGCGGCGAACAACTGAGCAACCATCCGCCAATCCCGGGCGGGCACGCAGTACTTCGGCCCCATCACGAGGCGGATCAGCTCATCACCCCACGTCTGCAGAGCCGAGGCCATCTCGTCGACCTCAAGCATGAGAGCGAGCCGGATCGGAGGCGACGACGTCGAATGCCCCGACGAACCCCCCGCCTCGCCCTGCACAGACTTACGAGAAGCGATGTACTCAAGATCCGCCATGAGCGCGGGCAGGCCCTGAGTCGCAACCCTCAGACGCGCCGCACCACCCCGCGACAAATACTCACCCGGCACCAACGGCTCTCCCGTCACCGGGCACACCTCACCAGTCATTACCCTACTCATCGTCATCCACGTCCTTGATGTCGCCCCGGTACGTGTCACGGCACACCTCAATGAGGCCACGCCGAGCCAACATCGAGCCCCGCCCGTCCGTCATCCAGGCCGTTACGTCCGGACGCGACGGATCAATCGTCTCAATCATGATCTCCCACGCCCCGACCAGTCTCCCTGGCCCGTGCCTCTGCGCTACCAGCGCACCTATCGCGTCCTCAATTTTGTCCAGCACCTGTGCGTGCTCGTCTGTCATCTCCTACTCCTTCTCCTTCTCTTACGCTTTTTCTGCTCTGACGCAAGGGACGCGCCTTCCGTCCCGGCCTGACCTGTCCCGGCCCGACCTGTCCCGGCCCGACCCGTCCCGGCCCGACCCGTCCCGGCCCGACCCGACGCATTCGAATCCGTAACCCTCGGCATTCGATCCCTATTCGCGAATAATTCGCGAATACGCTCACCTCCAAGTGGGGGAGAGGACGACGCCACCTTGAACACAACTGCCTCTCCGGCGACGGAATCGCGCTCGCGGGCGGGGTCACGAGGAGAAGGACCCTCGGGCGCGCACTGATCAGGTGCGCCGGGGTCGACCTCTCCTCGGTTACCCTCGGACCCCACGGGGACACCCACGCCGACAGGAGCGTCAACGCTACCCGAGGCCACACCCACCGAGGGCGCGCCCGAGGCGCGGTCGCTACGACCGTCAGCGGCATCACCATGCGACTCGACATCGTCGAGGAAACCGTTATCCACTAGGTTGCGCCTAGTCCACTTCCCCCACACCGGATGCGCGGGAACCGGGAGGAGAGGATGAGCGCGATCCCACGCGCCCGACTCATCCTCCCCGCGCGACGAATTACAACGTCTACACGCGACAACGAGTGTGTCCACGGTGCCAGGCTCTCCCGGCACACGATGGTCCAACGTCCCACGCCGCTGACCGGTCTTGCGGCCAGTCCACGTCACACGCACACCGCAATACCTGCAGTTATCGCCGTCACGCAATAACACTGGCCCCTTGAGGGTCCAATCACGGTTGTCGCGATTACGTTGCGCTGCCCACTCGTTCTCTTCCGGTGAGAGCATGTGAACGAAGTTGTCCTCATCATCAAGCACGCGCAGCGAGCGAACACCCGCTTCGTCCTCGACCCAAAACATGAGCCCCACCTGTACCGCCAAGTCAATCAGGCGCTCATGGTCACCAAAACCCATCGTGATATACGCCGCTGGCTCGATCACATAATCACCCCGATACTGAGCGCAATACACAGCACAGCGATGCACGAACCCATACACCGCATTGACATCCTGAACAGACGCGCCCGGCACCGACGCGACCGCGAGCACTCGCGGATTCATCGCCGCCGTATCACTCGTTTTCAGCCACGACATAGGTGGTTCCTCCTTTCACATACTCAACATTCACCAAACACGCGCTCACACAGCCTGGGGCGGGCTACGATTCGACACATGAGCAATAACCCCTTCGACGACCTCGCGTCGTACCTCGAAGCAATCACGAACGAAGAGAAGCGGTACGTTGGGGCACTCGCATCTCTCGCAGGAGAAGATGCGTGGTTTGAGTTTCACGCCCGAGTCATGCACTCCCTTTTCGAAGCCAAAGAACTCGCGCGGGCGAGCGGTGCCGATGATGCTGCGCTCGAACTTCTTGACGAGATCCACAAGACGCTCCTACAACGCACCAGCAACTGGGACGACACTCACGTCGTCTTCAATCCTCGTGACGTCTCCATGCTCCGCTACATCGGTAAGGATGTCGCCAGCCGAGGCCTTCTGCCCGAGCCCCTCACCCCGGAGGCTCGCGGTGCCCTCCAAGATGCCCTTGAGAAGATGCAGGACTACATCACCGGGCAAGCCTCCGGTCTGCCCGAGAATGCTCTCGGCTACCTGCGATACCTTGTCGCACGCTGCCTTGATCTCCTCAACGGAGAAGACATAGACGTTGTTGCGCTTCGCGCACTGAGCACGCAAGCGGCTGGCATGGCGTTCAGCCTCGGAACGTGTATCGCGGACGAACATAAGCGGAACGAATTCTGGTCCCATTGTGGAACCATCCTCAAGACGTGGGTAGCCCCGATGCTTACCGGTGCTGCCGGCAACCTCATCTCCTCTGGCGTCCAACACATGATGATCGGATCCTGACTGCGTCTCTCTCATCGTATGATCTCCTCTCGCGTCGATGAGATATCCATGTCCTCGGGGAACAAGTCACGTGGCCTGAACTCCGGGTAGTTGCGCTCCATCCAGAAGCGCTCGGTCAACCTTTGATGGCGGGCCTCGAAACGCAGGAAACACGGCCGACACCTCGCGTGCCCAGCCTCAAGGACGACGCCGCAGTCCGGGCAATGCCTCTCGATCACGACGCCACCGCCCGCTCAGCGAGCAGCTCACGCGCAAACCGCTCCTGACCCTTCGGCAGCACCCAGGTCTGCACACGCACGCCGCCGCCGGGCACCTGCACCTCTGAGGCCTCTAGCAGCCCCTGCGTGATCGCACGCGCGGTCGGTACCATCTGCCCGCCACGCCGATACACGTAGCCAGCCTCGCGCAGCCACCGGCAAAACCTGTTCGGCCCCATGCCCTCGACGCGCGCCGACAACACAGTTCCGAACACGCTCGGCAGCATCGCCTCTCCCGAGGCCGCAACCGCGCGCCCCAGATCAGCGTGAGGGCGCTGCGCCTCAACCTCGGCCACAGCCTCAGCCGCCACCGCCTCAGCCCGCGCACACGCCGCACGCTCATCCCGCAGCGCCGTCAACGTCCGGATCATCGTCTCCGGATCCGCCAACATCGCATCGACCGCCGACTCAGTCGCATACACGCCGTACTTACGTATCGTCGGCAGAACCTCGCCTGTCACCCAACGCCGAAACGCCGCCGCCTCTGGCTTATCCGACCGGATAATCACCTCATACAAACCAGGCTCCGTCACGACCCACACCTGCTGGGAGCGACCAAGCCGATCACGCATGGGGTATGTCAGACATAGGTCATCGGACAGACGCGAGCGCAGCTGCGTCACGTTCGCGATACCCAGCGCCGACGCCAGATCGGCAAGCACGAACAACGGCGCACCCGCCTCGTCGACCTGCACACGAATCTCATGACCCGTGTACTCGAACAGCTCCAAACCCTGCACGACCACTCCTTACCTACTCCACCGTGCCGATCAGAACGGGGGCTCGTCGCCGAAGGAGGGGGCACCGCCAGCGGGGGCGGAGCGCCACGGGTCCTCGGGGGAGCCGCCGGTCGGTGCGCCGTAGTTGGCACCACCCTGGCCGTATCCACCCTGACCGCCGCCGTAACCGCCGCCCTGCTGGCCTCGTTTGTCGGACTGGTAGCCGCCGCCACCGGAGGGGGCGGTGCGGGTGACCTGCGCGCGTGCGCGGCGCAGGGAGGGGCCGACCTCGTCGACCTGCAGCTCAACGACCGTGCGACGTTCACCCTGCTGGGTGTCGTACGAGCGCTGGGTGAGGCGACCCTGAACGATGACGCGCATGCCCTTGCGCAGCGACTCGGCGACGTTCTCAGCGGTCTCGCGCCACACGGAGCAGCGCATGAAGAGGGTGTCGCCGTCGCGCCACTCACCGGCGTTACGATCGTAGGTTCGGGGAGTGGAAGCCACCGTGAAGTCGGCGACCGCCACGCCGGACTGCGTCCAACGCAGTTCGGGATCAGCGGTCAGGTTACCGATGACAGTGATAACGGTTTCACCAGCCATTACCTGTCCTCTCTCTCGTCCGCGTACACGAGGACGCGGACCTCATACATCGGGATGTTCAAGTGCGTCCCTGCCAGGTGGTCCGCGATGACTGTGTACGGTCCGTCGAGGAAGCGGTCCGCGTCATCAGGCAGGAGCCCCGCATCGATGAGACCGTCCATGAGGGCTTTCACCGTCGGAGCGAGGTTGCTGCGGTCACGCCGCCGCCTGTCTGGATACGCGAACTCGACCTCGACGCGAGCGTGCGTCAGGCCGAGGCACGCGACGCCCACACCCTCACGGCCAAGCAGATAGCCCCACTGGCGGAGCTGCTTCGTGAGCCGCGCGCGGACTCCCCAGTGCATCTTGTCGTTCGCGGTAATGAGCTTGCCGCGCGTCAGCGGCAAGACTCGTGATTCCCACACCAGCTGCGAGTTCATCCCAGATCCTCCTCCGTCAGCTGCTCGCCCGGCTGCGTGTACCAGGCAAGGAAGTCCTCCTCAGTCCTGACCGAGAGCCTCATACTTCCGGGCCTAGCGAAGATCACGTCACCCTCCAGCGCCCAAATTACAAAGCTATGCCCGCACAGCATTACCTTCCCCTCGGGCGTGAAGCTCACGCGCATCCGGGCGCGAAGTGCGATCTCGTCCGCGTTATCGCGAGTCAGGCGAACTGCGCGAACGATCGCGCGCTCCTGAAAGTCCTGGACGCCGTCGAGATCCTTCAGCGGATCTAAGTTGCTCATGCTGCCTCCTTAAGGGCGATCCTGGTGAGCTGGTAGATAGCGGCGGCGCCCTGCTGCGGGACGACCCCATTCCCGAGGAGGCGAAGCTGCTGCTCGCGCGTCAGCCCGAGATCCTCACCGGTCACATGCCCCTCGGGCAACCCCATGAGCCACTCGACGAACCGAGTCGAGAGCCTCGCTCGCCCCCCCTCACGCGTCGGCGGGACAGTCGGAGCCGGAGCCGGACGACCGAGCACCTGCTCCCAGCGCGCGATCGCGGGCGCGTACATCCCGTAATCCGTGTACTCAAGGCGCGTTGCAAGGTGCGTCAACTTCTCCGGCGGGCGACCTGATGTGCGGGGTAGGCCCATCACTGCGTCTCCCGCCTTCGGGGTCGGCAGCAGGTTTCGGGCTACCTCGTGGAGGTTCGCGCCGTATCCAGTCGAGGTCGCCGTCGCGTTCGTCGCCTGCGGTGTCGGCAGGAGACCTCCCGTTGCCAGCAGGCCATGCTCGACGAGGATCGCCAGGTCAGTGACCTGTGCGCGGCCTGGCTTCTTACGGAGGTGAGCCTCGGGCGAGTTACCCGAGGGCTGCGCGACCGGAGTCGGCAGCATCTGCACCGCCTGCGATAGGCTCATCCCCGTCCCAGCCTGATGCCGACCAGCCTTGTGATCCGACGCAGTCGGCGTCGGAATCAGGGCACCAGGTGCTCGACCTGGTCTGCCAAGCTCACCGAGTGCCCCCCGGCCCGCCGCTTCTCCGGAGGCTGCGACCCCCCGCAGCTGCCAAGGTTCGCCTGCGGGGTGGCCAGTAAGGAAAAGCCGCTCACGCTGGTGAGGGGCACCAACGTCGGAAGCTCGTACAACACGCCACTGCGTGTCATACCCGACGCTGGCCAAGTCTCCGGCCACACGGCCGGCCGCTCTGAGAAGAGGTCCATCTGCCCCTTCTCCCAGCAGTCCCTTCTCTGATTCCACCAAACTGAACGCTCCACTCGTCAGCGCCCCCTTCACGTTTTCCCACACGACCAAACGCGGCCTTAGCGTCTTGATCGCTTCAAACATGGACTCCCACAGACCCGAACGGGTGCCCGCCGCCATGCCCGCACGCTTTCCTGCGAGGCTCAGGTCCTGGCAGGGGGAGCCGCCGCAGATTATGTCTACCGGCTCGACGTCCGACCAATCGACCTGCGTGATGTCCCCGAGATTCGGGACACCCGGCCAGCGCACCTCAGCCAGCCTGCACGGCCCCGTCTCAAGATCGCTCGTCCATGCGACTCGCGCCGATGGATCAAGGGCCATACGGACGGCCATGTCCAGACCGCCATAGCCCGTGAACAGACTTCCTATCGCAGTCATTCTGCGGCCTCTTCTCGATCCCACATCCTGTAGTAGGGGTTCTCGAATTCGCGCTCCCCGCGCGGGTTTGCGATCTCCAAGAGGACATCCGCGTGACACGGCTGCTCAGCAGGGCACCAGCACGCGAGATCGAGGCCCCAGAGGTTCCGCGCCGCGCACGTGGCGACGAACCGCCCCTCTGACGTGTGCCTGATCCACTCACGAAACTTCTCGACAGCCTCCGCAGGAGACTCGACGATAAATGCGCCGCCATATTTAAGCTCAAACGGCGACCGAGCGACCCTAAACGGATTGCCGTATAGGCTTCCTCGCCCTACGTATTTCGCGTGAGCCGGCATCTTCCACCCGCGAGTGCGGCGGCGCTGGATCCTGATCGGGGCTCTCATCGCGTTTCCTCTGCCCAGATGCCGACCTCCGCAAGCTCCGCAGGCGTGTACCCGCGAGCGCGGGTGAAGTCGATGACGGTTTGTGCGCAGGCTTTGTGGGTGGCGGTCTTGATCGCGGTGGCTTCTGTTTCTGCGTCGACGGTGACGAGGACGTTTGCACCTCTCGGTGCGAGGCGTGTGCGGCAGACGGGGCAGAATCGGAAGCCGGGGACGTTGCCCGCGGGCTTGATCTCGATCATTGTTCGTCCTCTTCGCTCGTGGTCGTAGTCCCCTGTGAGACGTTGACTAGGGCGTCGATTGGTTCGCCGATTGCTAGGCGGATTTCGCTGGCTTCGTCGGGTGTGCCGGCGTACCTGGCGGCGACGTAGCTTGCTACGTCGGCGAGGTCCGAAGCTGCGACGATGATCGCGTCCTGCAGCTCATCGACACGGTCGAGCAGGTACGCCATATCCACGGCCGCGTTCTGATCGAAGGCTGCAACCGCCTGCGCGTATTCCTTCGCGGCAACCCGAGGGTCCATCCCCGTGTAGCTTCTGCCTGCGAACGCCACGGCGTTGAGCCTGTCCTTGATCTCGTTGATGGTTGTCATCATGGTCTCCTGTTCTTGGTTATCTCCCCGTCGCTGTCGTTGCGCGGGTTTCGTGCCCGCCCGGGACTTGCACCCGAGTGTCTGCTGGTCGGGCTGCGCGATCGTCTAGCCGGTCCCGCTGTGTTTTTTGGTGTTGCGGGTGGCCTCCCCGTGGCCGCGCTCAGCGGGGAGCAGTCTTTAGGAGTTCTCAAGCAGCTCGTACTCGCCACAGTTGAGCTTCTCGCAGGCATCCTGCAGCTTGTCAGCGATCTCCATGTAAATGCAGCGCTTTGCGTCGAGCGCCTCACGCGCGAGGCGGCGAGCATTCAGGTCCGAGATCTGTGTCGTGACCTCAATGTCGTCATCGAGCGAGAGCACCGCTTCCTCCGCGTCGTCTCTGATTTGCGTCGCTTGTACCGTGTCCAGATAGACGGCGACCTGAGCGACCTTCATTTGTCAGCCTCCATCGCGTCGACGACCTCATCGACTGCCTGAACAGCATTGCCCATCAGGGCGGTGCCCCGGACGAGCGATCCGGTGCTCTCCAATCCCCGGTTCTCCTTCGCGTCCATGATCGCGAACGTCAGAGCGTTTCCGACCTTGATGTAAGCGTCCGCAAGCACGCGGGAGCTCTTGTTGGTTGTCCCGCCTACCTCTGCCGTCTTGTCTGCGAGCAGCGCCTTGAGGGCCTCACGGCCGGCGCGCTCGGCGAGCAGGACTGCGGCGATTGCTGCGTCGACCTGGTTAAGCTCGACGGCGATCGTGTTCTCGAACCTCATATTTCGTCTCCTTCGTTGATTAGGCGGTTGGGGCTATGCGACGGGAGGCATTGCGGCGGCGATCTTCTTCGCGATTGCTTCGCGCGCGTCATCTGCGGCCAGGGCCGCGTCCAGGGCGTCGATGATCTTCGTCATCTGGGTGTGCTCACTGCTGAGCACGGTCTTTGCGGCGCGGATAGCGGCGTCGGTGTGGAGTCGCTCGACTTCCTCGTGATCGATCTCGGCGGCGAGGCTTTCCTCCTTGAGGAAGTTGCGCAGCCACCCGAGGTCGTCGAGCGCGAGGGTGAGTGTCACCGGGTTTGTGATGTGCTTTGCGCTCATCGATCTGTCTCCTTCATGGTCTTGGTCTGGTTGTTTCGGATTGATGGGTAGTAGGTGAGTCCGCGCGTCGCGCGGTTCTGGGAGGCGTGCGCCTCGGTCGTGTAGGCGAGGGCCCGCTTCCTGGCCTGCCGCACGATCTCCCGTGCAGCCTTGTCGTGACAGGGCCGGTCGTCGGATACTTCGAGGCGGAGCGGCAGCAGTGCCGTGCACGTCGAATCGGTCATCACTCAACCCCCACAGGGAGGGAGGCAACGCGCAGCACCTCGAGGACGACGCAGATCTTCTTCCGATCCAGGTCGACGAACACATGCGGCGTATCGACCGCTAGGCATCCGTTGACTTCGGCCTCGAAGATCACGTCCTGCATCGCGAGGCACATGATGTGGGGGAGCGAGTCGTCGCCGGACGGGTCGTAGTACGTGAAATCAGCCGTGCGCTGCAGCAGAGTCGTCCCCTGCGCACGCGCCTTACCCGCGTCCTTCGCCATGCGAGCCGCGATGTCCTCGAGGGTCGCCGCGCGCGACGCCTTGCGTAAGATCACGCTCGCCATGACGACCATCGCCGCCATAAGGGCCAGCGCTCCGCCAGCTAGAATTTCCGCGCTCACAGCTGCCCCTCCCGCCAGTCCGCGTAAACGAGGACACCGCCGACAATGGCGAGCACGACACCCGGGAAAAACAACCACTCAGGCCAGCCATCCGGATTATCGATCCCACGCATGCCGAACGCGATCACGAGCGACACGGCCACGCATGCGCCTCCGAGCAACGCCTTCCACGGCCACAAACGACGGCCGAACATGTTATCCTTCTTCATGAGCATCTCCTTACTTGCTCTCGCGCCCCGCGTCGCAACCGCTGGGGCGCATCTCTTTACCTTCTTCGCCGGTGAATTTCACCAGCTCGCTTGCGGGGATCCTGAGCAGGCCCCCGACCTTGAACGAGCGGATCGCGCCCGACGCGATCAGCTCACGCACACCCGAATCCGACGCCTCAATCAGCTGCGCGAACGTGCGCACCCTGTACGCCACCGGCTGCGGCGCTTCCCGCTTCATCGCGCCTCACCACGATCAGCGGAAGGACCCTCATCGGCGGAGCGCAGAGCGCCACGCACGCCACGCGCACAGGCGCGGCAGCACCCCACCGACGAGGTAGATTTAGACGCATCACGACTGCGATACGCCCTGATGTCAGTCACGATCTCGACGGCAATGCCCGCGATCAGGGTGGCAACGGCAAGGCAGCCAGCAATCGTCATCGCGATCATGCTGGCCAAGGTGACGGCCTCGCAGCTCATGCCGGGTCACCTCCCTCTTCGGGGAGATCGGTAGCCCTGATCTTGCGCTCGGACTTCTCGAGGTACTTGTCGTACCGTGCCGTAACGGCACGGGCCACACCCAGCAGGGTGGCCTGTGCTTCGGCCAGCGGGACGTCGTCTCCGAGTACGAACTGCAGGGTCGGGTATCCCAGAGCCTCGACCGCCCTCGTCAGGTCCGCCGCGACCGATAGGAGAACGTCCTCAATCAGCGGCCCCCTGTCGGCATCCACGCACACACGTGAAACGCCGATCGGCTTCTGCTCGCTCACGCCACAACACCCCCAACGAAGTCCTCCTCCGCAGCGAGGCGGACGCAGATGCCCATGCGGGTCCGTACCATGCGACCAACGCCCATTTGAGGGCGTTTGAGTTCGCATGAAAGGAGGTGACAGGCATGGCGAAAAGCGCGAAGAGCGGAGGCGGCAAGTCCTCCAAGGGCACTTACCGAAGCGCCGTGACCGGACGGTACGTCACGGCCACTTACGGCAAGGGCCACCCGAACACGACCATCAAGGAATCCGGCAAGTGATCCGCTAATCGTGTTCTCCCGGTGGGCGGGCGCCCCAGCACACGGGCGCCCGCCCACCAAGTCTTCATTCGTCCTCATCAGAGTCCTCCATGTTCTGACGCATCCATGCGTCCAAATCTGCAATCGAGTACCGGACCAACTGCCCGCGCTTCGCGTACCGGGGACCGCCCCCGGCCCGGCGCAGCGCGTACAACGTGGACTCGGATATCTGCAAGTAGTCCGCCGCCCCCTTCGGGGTTACCCACCCCGGGGTCACGAGGACTCACCCCCCAGCTCCGCCTCGTCACCGCCGTCGAAATCGACGCGGCGCGCCTGCAGGATGATCGAACCCGATGCCGCGTCCTGGATCGCGTACTCATCCGAAGAATCATCCGGAGCCGCGAGCGCGGCGGTCCTCTCGGCGCGCGCAATGAGGGCTTGGGGCGTTGTGCCGAGCGCTGCGGCCAGACGCTCCACCTCTGGCAGCGTCATGTCTCGACGCCCGTTGAGTTTGAGCGAGAGGCTTGCGCGGCTCATGCGTGCTTGCTTTGCCAGCAGCCCCTGGGATACGCCGAGCTCGCGCGCAATTGCCTTGATTTCAGTTGCGACTGTCACCTCAGGAATCCTTTCTACATTTGTAGACTAATGACTACTATATAAGTCTACAAATGTAGATATTGCAACTTGCTTTCGTGTGACCTATGTCTACAAAAGTAGATATACTTAACGAATGGGAAGTAGATCTTTGAAAACGAGTCCCTTTGAGCGGGCTGTCATTGCCGTGCTAAAGGAGCGCTTACAGAACGCAGATTTGACCGTTGACCGACTTGCTGAGCGTGCTGGCATCACCCGAGCACGCTGTTACAAGATTTTCTCGGGCGCTGCAACATGTACTGTCACTGACTTTTATGCCATGTGTGATGCGCTTGGCGTTACTGGCTCTACAGTCGCCGCCGAGGCGGAGCGTCGGATCACTGCTGAGTCAAGCCGCAGCGAGGTGAAGGCTTTGCCCGCGAGCGCCGTATCTGAGCCTGCGGACTCGGCCTCATCGGCGGGTTATCGCGCCAAGTGGGTGGGGGTGCGGGATTTACCGCGCTTTGGTCCCACTCCGGAGGAGCAGGAGCGCATGGCTGCGCGCCTGAGCGATCGGGGGGACCTCCCGGACGACTGGGGTGAGGAGCCTCAGGCTTGACGCACTTCCGTGTGCGAAATGGGGGATTCCGCATGTCATGCCGGGCGTGGGATGCAGGTGCGCAGACCAACCCTTACTCTACATTCATGAAGCACGAGAGAAGCGTCACTCCTCCTACTTTCGCGCGTCTTGTCGATGAGGCAATGTGCGAGGGAGCGCGTGTCGAAAGCGCTCACCTGGAGGGCCGGGATGGGTGCTGGGATCCTGCGGCAGGGACCATCTGGATTGACATGAGCCTGGGAGAGCGAGCAGCCGCAGCGGTGCTCGCACACGAGCTCGAGCATGTCAGACGGGGCGATGTTGGCCCCCAGCTACTCGGAGTCGAGAGAATGATCGACGAGCGCGTTTCCAGGAGATTTATTGACCCGGGCCAGTATGCGCGCGCCGAAAGCCTTATTGGACCGGCCCCGGCTCTCATTGCCGAGGAACTCGACCTGCCCGCCTGGGTTGTTGAGGCGTGGCAACGACAGGCGCGGCGAGTCGGTGCTCGTGCTCAGCATGTGGGAGTACTTGTCCCACAACCCCCTCACTGATACAGTGAATCAGGTCATATTACTTATGAGGAGGCGAAGAGGCCATGCCCATTTTCGGCGGTAAGCAAATCTCAGAGCTACAGCGGAGACTCGCGATTGGGGAACAGCAGTACCAGGAAGCCAGGGGAGAGATTGCCCGACTCTCCGAGGAACTCGTTCGGCTTAGCGGCGAGCTCACGGCTGCGCAGGCTGGCCAGGCAAACCTCCAGACATTTGTTGATGCCCATGGCGGTAAGGCGGCATGGGAAGCAGACCAGGCCGCTGAGCATGCGCGCCAGGCCCTCCAACAAGTTCGCACCCAATGCGCAGAACAAGAACAGGGAATCCGCGCTGATTTGGAGCGACTCATAAACGAGGAGGCAGCCCTCCAGGAGAAGCTTCACCCCATGCGCGTCCAAGTCAAACTAGAAGAAGCAGGTTTCACTGAGTACGATCACCCTGCAAAAGATTCTGTCGAGCTGGCGGCCGCTTTGCGAGACCTTCGAAAAGACGTACAAATGGCAGTTCGAAGCTATAGCGCAGTTGAATCACTTGATGATTTCGAGCCGCCCCACACGAAAAGCGGCCGGAACAAACTCGCGAAAGATTCAGCAAGGCTTGCGCTCATGGCTTTCAACTCACAGGTTGATGCAATCATCGAAGCGGCAAGCGCTCGAAACTACGAAGCAAGCCTCGCGAAAATCTTCAAGGCCGCTGAAGTTGTTGAACGACAATGCACTGTCACCGGCGTGAGGATCAAGCCAAACTACGTGGAACTCCGCGCTCGAGAACTGCAACTCGCAGTCGACCATCTCAAAGCAAAGCAGCTGGAAAAAGAGCTGGAAAAAGAACGCAAAGCAGAACTGCGAGAGCAAGCAAAAGCGGAGCGAGAACTCCAAGCCGAGAGGGAACGCCTCGAAAAGGAACGGCAACACTACCTCAACGTCCTCAAGACGGTCGAAGAGATCGGTGACGAAGCCGAAACTGCGCGCCTCAAGCAGCAGATCATCGAAATTGAAAAGGGGATCAACGACGTCGAAAAGCGCGAGGCCAATATCCGTGCAGGCTATGTCTACGTCATCTCGAACATCGGGTCCTTCGGCGAACGCATGGTCAAGATCGGCATGACACGACGCCTCGACCCCATGGACCGAGTCCGCGAACTCGGAGACGCGTCCGTGCCATTCAACTTCGATGTCCACGCCTTGTTCTTCTCCGACGACGCAGTGGGAGTCGAAACCGAGCTTCACCACCGCTTCGCAGCCAAACGCGTCAACCGCATCAACGCGCGGCGCGAGTTCTTCTACGCAACCCCCGCAGAGGTCCGAGACGCCCTCAAGGACATCGCCGGAAACCTCCTCGAGTTCACCGAAGAACCAGAAGCGGAGCAGTATCGGCTCAGTCTCGAAGAAGCACGCGCGTCTGCTCAATGCTGAGGCGACATGACTGCTTTTGATGGGTGGTGAAGTCCTTCCCGATAACGCCTGGAGTGTCGCGCGTGGGACTTGGGAAGAGCGACGGAGGCCCCGCAGCATGTTGGCTGCGGGGCCTCCGTGATTTCTCTGACGCTACTCGCCTTCCTTGCTCGCACGGTCCGGTGCTACGAACACCGCTGCAAGCGCGACAAGGTTTAACGCCACGATGATGCCGGCAATTAGCGTCTGGCCCATATGGATCGCATATGCGACGACTCCGAGCGACACTAGTACCGACACGAAGCCGAGGTACTGGCCCCGCCTCGTGAACCTGTCCGGTATCTCGAAGGGGGCACGCCTGGTGTACGACTCATCATTGATCTGGGTGGCAACCGCTTTCACGTAGAGGTCGTAAATCTCTGGTGCGCCTTCGCGCAGGTGGGCCAACTCTTTCGGGTCAGGCAAGACAATTGGCGCATGCAGGTGGTTCTCCTGTATGAGCGCAAGTACCTGCTGTGTTAATTGCTGAGCTGTTCCTGGCTCTGAGACTCCTTGATCCTCACACTCGTGAGAGTGCTCGCCGAGTCGCGCAGCAACAGGCTCGGGGTTCTGGGCTGCGCCTCCGGGAGCTGTTGTCTCATCGCTCGATAGCTCCTGGCTCCCGTCAGGTCGAACACTGACCTCGCTCCCGTTAGGACTAGCTTCTTGCGACGACTCGCCGGTATCGGCATTGCAGTCATGCTGTTCTCCTTTCCTAGTCCCTTTTGTCATGGCGCTATGTTAGCTTTGTTTGCTCTTTCTGTACAGATTTCCACAAGCACGGCATCTCGCATATCACCTATTGGGCCTGTTCTCGACGCTATCGTGCGCCTCAAGACGGGAGGCCATCCTTGCGACTATCTCACGCTCGAAGTCCTCGTCTGAGCGCTGGTACCGCGCCGCCATCGCCGGATCCGACCAGCCGTAACGAGTCATCAGCGCGCGCGTCGTCGCGCCCGCCTGCCCATACCTCGTAGCCGAGTAGTGACGCAGAGCATGCCAGCCACCGGAGTGCCCATCGGGGATCTCGATGCCTGCCACGTCCTGCGCGGCCGTGAGCAGGCGCGTGAGCGCCGTGTCGCGAGCGTATCCCGAGCCGCGCAGCGCCGGGAACAGGATCGCCTGCGGGCCTAGCGCGACATGGGCACGCAGATGAGCACGCATCGTGGTAGCGGTCGAGTCCATGAGCACGACCGCCCGCACGCCCGCCGCTGTCTTCGTCGGCCCTGGCTCCAAGTGACGGCCGACGCGATGTAACGAATGCTTGACGCACACACTCATCCCCCCATCCTCGCGCTCGACCAGCGACGAGCGCGTCAGCGCGAGCGCCTCGTTGATCCGCAGGCCAGCATCCGCAAGCAAGACGACCAACGCACGGTACTGCGCGGGCATCTTGTCCGCGAGCGCGGCGACCTCGACAGGGGAGTAGAGGTATTTCTGTACGCGGTGGGCTTCGCGTGCGCCGCCCTTGATCCGCAATGGATTCACCTCAAGGAGTGTGCGCTCGTCGGCGACTGCGGCGTTCAGGAGCGCTCGCATGGTCTCGTAGGCGTTCCTGCGCGCACCGGGCGTGGCGTCGAGGTCCGTCCACCATTGCGCCAGCGAGGCTGAGGTGAGGTCTGCGAGCTCGCGGTCTCCGAGGTGGGGAAGGATATGCCGACGCAGATCTGAGCGGCGCTTGCGCAGCGTGCCCGCCGCGGCTGTCCGCTCGAGGTCTGCGAGCCAGGCGTCTGCCCAGGCGGCGACTGTCAGTCCCCTGAGTGACTGCTGGCGTGCCGCTTCGGCCTCCCGTGCGGCGACGGCTGCGGGGTGCTCCCAGGTCCCCGCGGCGATCGC